TGAAACTGCATCTGTGATGCTGTTGAGGATGCGGGTAAATTTGCCGTCTAGCTCAGGGGCGTAGTCATACAGAGCATAGAACGCACGGTGTGCTATGTCAAGAGGGTTCTCACGGACGGTCAGACCTGCTTCCTTTAGCCAGTTAGTCCACCCGATTATTTCTTTGAGGGCCATTGCCATGGCAAATGAACGGTCCTCTACCGGGTCTCCATCCAAAATTGATTTGACAGCGTTACTGACTAACTTAGATAAGTCAACTCCGTCGTAAGCTTGCGTAATTGTTAAGGCATCCTCTGGACTGCTTTCCGAACTCGCTTCTTTCGGTTCCGCTAAAAACGAGACATATGCTTGATCAATTTTATCTTCTGGTATGAACTTATCAGTTAAACAAATAACTTCTGAGTTGTCTTTTGCACCGTAGAACAAGTTAACTGTTGATGTTGCTCGACGATCTGAACCCGGAATTGCTGAGGATATTTTACGAGTGAACCATTGAAAAAACTCAGGATCAATTATTACTTTCTCTAAACCAAAAACTAAACGAAACCGAGGCCACTCCGGCGTGGAACTAGGCGAATAATAAGCATACGAAAGATATTTCTTGCATACGTCCAGTTCTAAAGCCTGCTCGACAGTAAGCTCTTGTTTCTGTACTTTATCCCCTTCTGTTGTTTTTCCATCTGCCTGGTTATCAATATCTACAATTATTAGACCCGCCTGAATACATCCCGTAGAGTCTTTAACTCGTTTACCGTTTATTAAATGCCACGCGCAAAGACCTGCGCCTTGATTAACTTGGTCCGCTATAAGATCTATAGATGTGTTAGAGGGAATCCAGTTTTCGTTAAAGGATTTAAAGTTTCCGCCTACACTTATCTTTCCAGTTTTACTGTTGACGTATTTGCGAACCTCTTCATTGATTGAACAAACAAAATTCATGGACTCACTCCGTTCACTCATTTTGCCATGACGAGGCAGCCCTCGCCACGGGCAACCCGACATTGATGGTTAAATTTGTTCGTAGTACTTGTGCAACACAGCCATCCACATCTCTTTATCTTTTTCAACTTCGCTCGGTCCAAACGTGAATACCTGCACAGAATAGTCTTTAATAGGCGTTGCTACTATGATGCGCGTCTTTTCGATCTTAGTTCCCAGACAGTGCTCAGCTGCTATAGCGTATGCAGCTAGTTGAAGTTTTGTTTTCTTGAGCTTGAACACACCGCTGACAAGAGCTTTGCGAGTTTTTTCGTCGAGCCCACTATTAGCTTTTGGAAATTTATAACTATACGGACCTGCCGATGTTTTAAAGTCTCCGAGGATTAGCTCTCCGGTAGCGTCTTTATAAACAATGTCAGGGCAGCCAGCATATCCGTGGCCAGTTGCTTCATCGTAATAATGTATCCGCCCAACACCGTCATCGCCTACGAATTTGGACCACTGTGGTTGGTTGTAGGGCTTTTCTGACCACAGAATTTTTCCGCCTTCAAACAATTCATCGAGTTTCTCAGGAAGATCCTCCCAGAATGGCATCAATTCTGCGGAAGGTTTAACGGCTAAACCACGGATGTAGTTTTCAACTGCATTGTGTATCCAAGTTCCTCGGGCTGCTGCAGCATCTGCAACACCAGGATTCATCACATTCCAATGTGCCAGTTTCTGTTGAGTTTCTGCTGTCTGCGTGGCAGACAAAACACTTGTTACGGAAGGTAGTGGTCTAGGAACTCCCTGACAATTGTAATGACGAAGCCCATTTAACGTAAGTCTTGTCTGGGACACAACAACGTGTCGAATTAATTAAACTCTAGCGCATCTAAATCAGAATGCATTTACTGGCAATCGAGGAGGGTTAAAGCTGGTATTGTCCGGTCCTTCTTCGTCCTCGTCTTCATCTTGGTCCTCTTCTTCGTCGTCACCTAAGAAAAACTCAGATTTTTGATACCGAAAATCCTTCGTGTGGGCTTCCAGTTCCTCGCTCATACACATGCCTGCCATGTAAGATTCCACTACGACTTCTCCACATTCCTCAGCGGACCTAGGAGTACCGTCTGGCCCCACGCATTCCTGAAGAAGCTGGTTCGACACAGATAGAGCACAGAGTTTATCTAGTTTATCGTTTAGTTTAGTCAGATGATCCAAAACGGACTTCTGAAAAGCTTCAAATTTTTCTGCTCGTGATTTCATGTCGGCAGCTCCGGTAGGGCTCCAATGTCTTCCCAATTTACAGCATAAGACACCATCGTACCATCTCTCCACAATTCGGGTTTTTGGAAGACAAACCAACAAGCTGTCACCGAGTCTTTTGTTGATCCGATGGACCTGAACTTAGGGCGTGGGGACAAGACCACCATATTTGACAATTTATTCTTTAGAAGGAATGTTCTGCGTCGTGCTACCGGTTCGATAAACGAAAGCCTGTCCAAGACGGCGATCCCATTCGTCGCTATTTCCATACCATATTCCAATATGTATTCGCTTAGATCTTTCAAACCCATTGTTGAACAGACTACCCAATCAAATGCTTGTTCACGCATACTGACCCACCAATTTGGGTCTGTTATATTTTCAATATCGGTGTTAGTCGTTACGGTGTAATTGTGTCGTTGAAGTTCCGTAGATAAAGTTAAATCTGGGTCAAAAGGCACAAGCACAGAACCAGTTATAAATGTGTGCTTTACCAGGGTATGGGTGACACCGGAGGGAATCGTATAAAATTCGCTCATAAGGATCATGCTGGGATCCGAACTGTAATGCAAATCACCTTGTCTGTCCACAGGGTGTCTGCTAGATTTAAGCGGATCACATTAAAAACATGTTAAGTTTTGAATGGCTTGATACTGAACAAAACTTTATACATCAACAAGTCCTTATGGACGCTAAAAAGCTAGAGAAAGAAGATTTACTTAAATTATTTGATATGGTACACAAGCAGTCACTTATACGGAATAGGCTTTTTAGTGGCTTAGTTAAACACTGTGTACGAACTGGTGTAACTTTGCCTTCGTTTGATACGTTGCTTGCACCTCAGGAGATCAAACGTAAGCCTGTGTCTACCTGATTGCCATAAAAAAAGCACCGTTGGTACGGTGCTCGGACGGCTTCAACAGGGAATTGTAGCCTAGAAGTCAATCCCCAGGGCTTTGGCCTGTTCCTCTGTAAGCTCCATCGCTTTTTTGCGCTTGGGTTGCGGAGGGACGGCAGGAGCTTCCTCTGTATCCTTTGCGTTAGCGGACGGCAGCGAAGGTTGGAACCCTGAGGATCCTCCAATCTGCGAGGGGTTCTCGGCTGCAAACTGAGCCTTGATTGCCGCGTGGTCTGAACCTAAGGGTAGTTCCACCAAGTTGGCGCCGGGAATGTGCGACTTAAGACAATGTGCTGCAGACGAGGCGCCTTCGACCGCAAGCCACTCGTTGATATCCTCAACGAGCTTCTTCTCTTCTGCGCTTTCTGCAGGACGATCCTTGAAGTCCAGAGCGTTGTAATTGATCTTGGCTCCGTCAGCGCCTGTAACGGGATCTCTTTCGTTAAAAGATTTCGTTACAAACTTGCTGCTCGTTACCACGGAGGCACAGTTAATCCTGTTGTTATACAGGGTCTGGAAGTACGAGATGAAGTTCTTCTGGCTGGATTTACCAGAAATCATTGCCGTCGTTACACAGCGTGGGGGAAGCAACCGATGATTGGGAGACACACCGATGAAGGCGATGCGTAGAAATTCCTCTTGGTTGCGCATCCCTAGGTTGCCGAAGTAAGGCGTAAAACCTATAAGGATGAACTCGATCGGAATCCCGTTGTCGTTCGCATCCACAATCGCGGAATCGGAGTCCACGTCTGACTTCCAGCGACGAGCTTGGAGATCAATACGTAGTGTGTGGGGAGGAACGTTAGCGAGAATCTCGTCTTCGGAAAAGTTGCCAGCGATGAATACCATAGTTAAATACCTAGATCAAAGGGAGAAATCAATAGAACCAATAGCCGCAGCAGCTACCTTACCTTTTTCAGGATCAGCAGCTTTCTTGGGTGCGGACTTCGTAGATTTGGGAAGGTAGAGGATTTTGTCCAGAGTGTAGTTTAGGTAGTTTTTGTCGTCTTTTTCGCTTGTAGAAACTTTACCCACGGCGATCGTGGGCGTTCCGGGCGCTAGCTCTGAGAGTTGCTTAGAAAGCTCGGCCCAAGCTGTCAGCTTTATCCAGTTAGTTTCTGAATTTTCAGACTGCCAAGCAAGAGACCTGTTGGTTACTGTTGTATCTGATAATTCAACCTCATCGGACTTGGGTCCTAGACCACCCGTCGCAATGAATAGGTTGATTGCCAACAGATCGTCGAAGTTATCTCTTGTTACAACCAGCATCGGCTGCATCTGAAGAACTCCGTCTAGCGTTGGCCGCGTAGGCCCAATAGCTAGTACAGTATCTGATTTTTTAAGATCCTGTAGTAGTTTTCCTACGTAGTGGTTTTTGTCTTGAAGGAGTTGAACTTTTGTGTGTACA